CAACAAGTACAGGGTTTACACCGTCAGGTAGCAATGGTCAAGATGCAGTAGCGATTACATCAGGTACGGGATTAAGTGGGGGTATGAGTATTGGAACTTTAGCAAATGCAACATTTAGAGTATTTTCAAACAATGCTGAAAGGTGGGTATTAGACGGGTCAGGTAATACAATTATCACAGGTAAATTTACTTCATCAGGTGGTGGTATTGGATATTCAACAGGTGCAGGTGGCACAGTAAATCAAGGCACTTCAAGGACAACAGGAGTAACACTTAATAAATTGTGTGGAAATATCACAATGTTTTCAAGTGCAGTAGCTATTAATGGGGTGTCAACATTCACCCTTACAAACTCTTTTATTGAAGCAACCGATTTTGTATTAGTACAACATATTTCAGCAACAAATGGAGGTGCATGGGGTATCAGTGTGGTAGCAGGTGCAGGTAGTTGTACTATAACAGTAAGGAATAACACCACAGCATCTATCACAGAGGCTACACCATTAAGATTTTCAATTATCAAAGGCGTTACAAATTAGAACAAAAAAAATACATCATGGGAAATACAACATTTCAAAAAATAGACGGTAAGATAGTAGAAACTACAACAATTATAATCGAGCATAACCCACAGGATTTGCTTACTACATTACAAAATCAATTAGCAAGTATGATTAGCGGAAGGGACGAATATCTTGTAACCGTAAATGCTAACATTGCCGAACTTGAAAATAAAATAGCTGAATTACAACATCTTATTGATTAAAAACTTTATTACACTTACATTATGAATAAAAGCACAAAGCAAAGACTGCTAAAACTATTTATTATTTTAAAAATAGTTAGAGAAATATCCCCCGAAAAATATAAAATAAATGTTTGGAATCCTTTGCTTGCCATTTTTGTCATAATTGAAATGGTATATTGGTTTATAAGAGACGGGTTAAAATCAGCGTGGGAAACAATAGACCAATATTATATAAACAACGAATTGTACTAATCAAATGAAAGCAAAAATAACAGCGTCATGGCTTAACCCGACATAAACAGTACCTAAAAAAAAGTGGCGAAATTAGTTGATAATGTGAAATGTTGTGTGTAGATTTGTGACCTACCGTGCAGGGTAATTGAAAAACATTTGAATCGTAAGGCGTAGGGGCTGCACTCCCGAAACCTTGCGATTTTTTAATTTAACGTTTGCGTATTGGCGAAGTGGGGGAAATCGAAGCACAAAAGTTGATTAAACCACTAAAGCCAAATTGAAAAACGAATGTTGAATATATGCACTAAAGCCCCCATTTTGCCAATACGATGTTATGGGCAGGTGGATTTCGGAGTACAAAAGTTGAATTTTTAAACACAAAATAGAAAAATGATAAAAGTAAACATTAACAAGCAAATCGGATGTAAGACATTTCTTTTCCCCGATAAACAACCACACATCAACATTGATGGAGTGAATGAAAACGATGAAGTACAAGTTACTTGCTCAATTACCGATGCAAACAACTTACTTCTATTGCTTCAATGCAGTAATGCTTTGGATAACCTTTTTGCAAAGAAAAAAGAACTTGTAATACCTTATTTAATGGGTGCAAGATTTGACAGATTGATGCAAAAAGGAGATAGTGTTGATTTGAAAGTGATAGCTAATTTAATAAATGGCTGTGGTTTTGAAAAGGTTTATTTGTATGATGTTCATTCTGATACTTCAACTGTATTGATTGAAAATTCAATAAATATTTCAAACGCTGATTTGGTAAAGCAATACAAAAAAGAAGATGCTATTTTGATTTGCCCTGATGCTGGGGCAGTAAAGAAAGTAAGTAAATACTTTGATTTGAATAGCAACATTAAAGATGTTGTTTACTGCAACAAAAGCCGTGATTTAAGCAATGGCAATATTACTTTGAAAGTATTGGAAGCTGACAAATGCGAAAGCAAAAACTGTGTTATAATTGATGATTTGTGTGATGGTGGTGGAACTTTTTTAGCAATAGCATCACAAATAAAACCTGCACATATTACGCTTATTGTAACTCACGGAATTTTCTCAAAAGGCTTTGATGTATTCAAAGGAACATTTGATGAAATTATAGTTTCTGATAGCTATGCAGAATACACAAACGAATTAGTAAACCAAATAAAATTTGAATTATGATAGATGAATATTTAAAACCAAACGCATCCTCATCATTACCGTATTCAATAACGGAGGTAAAACAATCAGATGCAATTCTTTCAAAACAGTTCGAACACACCACAATATCACTTTCCAAATATCCATAAGGCGAGGCGGTGGCTGTAACCTGTATCTTAAAACATTGCGCAACGGCAATAACGGCACTAAATCCAGGCAGTCCATGGTACCAATTATAAAGCACCTGAGTGGTTGACAGTCTTAACCTTTCCGGCTTTTCTGAAAAGGTAAGCAGTGGCGTTGTGTTACATTCGGTAACCAATTCAACAGTAATTTCATCCCCTGACTGTGTACATAGTGAATCTATTTCACCCTCAGCCCCTTCAATAACGAACTGGAAATATACATCCTCATCTGCATACACCGGCAGGCAGTAATCAACCGTACCCCAGATACACAAAGGATCGGCAGCCGTTTCATTGAAGCGGATAAATGAATTTGCCGGTGAGATTATTGTTAAAGCCATTTTTTGATTAAAGTAAATGCAGCCTCGCCCTGCACTGGTTTATATTCAATAGATTTTATAAATGCCTTTTCAAAATTACCATTGCCACATTGTATATTCAAGTACCCGTAGGGGTTTGCCTTTATTGTAATGTAATCTGCCACACTTAACGGATAAGTAAACGTAACTGTTTCCGGCTTTAACAAAGGTACTGCACCGGTACCAATATAATCATTTTTGTTAAGATTATCATTTTCTGCCAGCACTTTATTTTCCAGGTCGCATGGATCAGGTGTGGTAAGCCTTCCCTCAGCCTCATAATTTCCGGTGCCTGATGTAAAAAATAATTGGCTGGTTGTGTTGGCCATGTTGATATAAACATGGGCTATTGACTTAAACCACCGCATCAAATTATAGAACGGCCTTATCCTCCAATTATACGCCGTTGACGGGCTGAATATATTTGCCGGCGAGGTAATGTTGTTTTTTTCAACAAAAAAACCATTTGAAATTATGCCTGTAAATGTTACCGCTACTGCCGTTTCATCTACCGTAACACCACCATTGAAAACTATTAAAACCGTTGTTCTGTTGTTTGGCAGATTACTAAGTGCAGTGCTTAGAATTACCCGGGTGCCGTCATTACTTGATGAACCTACAATGGTAATATTTGCAACTAAAAACTCCTGCCCGTTGCCTGAAGTTTCAAACTCCATTGAATTACCGGCGGCACTAAATTCAACCTCATATTCGGCCTGGCGGTTTACGCAAATAATAAAAGTATCATTGTCGAATTTAGTATCTGCCGCCCCACTTGTGGCAAATGACTGCTGCCTGGTTACCTCAATCGGTATGCCACCGGCAATAAAGGGGCTGAGTGCATCTAAATTATTGTTGATAGTTTTTAGGGAAGTCCTGAACTCTTTGTTTGAGTTAAATTCATTCAGGCCGTTAACCTTTTCAACCTCCCATTCCTGGTACCCGATTGAAACCTTGCTGTATGCCATTATAGGCTCCATCTTATTACTGGCATCAGGTATCGAAGGCAAAGAAAGTAAAAGCCTGTCCTGATAAAAGTATTCTACCGGTTCCATTCGTACCCATTCGCCGCTGTTTGTTTCTGTGTTGGCCTCAATACCCATCCCGATATTGTCAATCCCTCTCAGGCCGTTAAAGAAGTCCTGCAATGAAATAAAATGCTTTTGGCTTTCGGCGTTACGGATCTGTAAGCCGTTGGATATTACCCTGAGGCTTCCACATCCGTCTGTTTGTGATTCATAGGGCTGCGAATCAGTGCGCCCGTAGTAATCACTTTTAAATGTCATGCAGCTATCGGTAATCGCTTCAACAATCCTTGCACCGGCCTCATTAACCAGGGAGGCGTTGGATATTGAATTTTCACAAGTGGCGGCGGCTGATATTTTAAAGAAAGTACCGGCATCAAAGGTTATATCTGAACTTGATATTTCGGAATTATCGGAGGTAACAAAGCGAAGGCCAAAGTAAATGAAATCCCCCGCCTGCATACTTAGTGCCAATGTGTTTGATGAATCAAAAGTGTCTGCACCAGTTCCGACAACCAAATCACCTTTTGCATCAAACTCTGTTGCAACTGTGTTTGTTAAAGTAACTGATCCGGATGAACCCCCACCACTTAATCCTGTTCCTGCAACAACTTCGGTTATATCACCAACATCATTTGTAACCCAAACAAAATCCATGTCGGCATTTGAATTCTTTGACAATATTTGACCAGTCGTGCCACCTTCAAGATCTTGCATAGAAGTATCAATTGCTTGACCAAGTGTGCGGATAGCAGCTGCGCCATCCTTAACCAGATCGGTGTCGTCCGGTGTTTCCCATCCAAAATAAGTTGTGTTTGCCATATTAGGCTACTGCTCCAATCGCATTTTCCCATGTAAGTGTACCACTTAGAGTGTTCCAAGCCTCTGAGGCTGATACTTGTTCCCATTGAACTGCAACTTGGGAGAACTCGATCGGGCTCAAATTTATGGTTAAAAATAATTCGTTGAATCTAGTGCTCCAACGCCAACCTTCAACATAACCCTCAAACTGTAAAGTTGGGGCTATCTGAACAGGCAAGTCTGTAATTCGCATTGGCTGACCCACAAAGATGCCAAGCAAGGCATCTCGGTCTGCATCGTCAATGGCTGAGTTAGTCAATGGAAATGTAATGCTGTCAAATAAAGCTCTTGGATAAGATCTAAGGGCAATAAAGCGATTTGCCACAGATTGTGCATCGGTTGCATCGTGCAAAACTGTATTAATTGTTTCGCCTCGATAACCAAAGGTTTCAATACTGTCTAAATCTATTGCGCTTACTTGTGAACCAAAGTTGTTGCCGTAATTTAGGAATACATCGTTGCGGACATCTGCGCCCCTAGTTAAAACCTTAAGTCCTGCTCCAAAGGCTGTGTTGGCTGAAATCTCTGTATAGCCATTATTTGCAAGATAATTCTGCCTGTGGACGGCATCGGCATATCCAATCCGACCTTCGTTGTCCTCATACAAAACACCAAATGCGCTGTCAGCAATAAGGCTTGCAATGTTGTAAACAGTATCTGGGTCTGCGCCTCGATTTGATATTTCATAAACTCCAGGGCGATCGATCTCACCAAGTCCTAGGTTTTCAGCATTTGCCCAAGTAACTGTTGGGTCATAACCTGACCAAGTTTCAGCTGCTGGCACTTCATTCCAATTGTTTAAGAATAGATCAGCAAGCAATTCAAACATCTGGTCGCCATCATCATCTCTAGCCAATGTTCCGTCATAAATAACCTTGGGCAATTTAGCCAATGAACCTAAAGCAAGGATTGTATAAGTAAAGGTTTCCGCAACGCTACTAGCTGATGCAACCTCGGTAGTGATGTCTGTGATGTTGCCACCAAATAAAGTCCTAAAAACATTGGTGCTATCTTTGACCTGTAATGCTATTCCGTCATTAACTTGGAAATTGTAGTTTTCATTATTTAAAGCCACTAATGCAATCTGAATATAAGATGGCGTTGGTTGTGCGTAAATATCCTCACGCCCTGCTTGATGGGCTATATCAGAAATAGCGACATCGGTGTATTCCACACCATTGATGCTTAACTTATATTCAGGCGTAAAGACTGACATTATCTCGCTCTAGTGATGCCGCTGTTATAGAGCTGTGGAACTGATCTTGATGAACTTTGATTAATGACCTTCGCAACTGCTCTTGCAGCACCTTCAGAATCTACGGCTTGAACTGTAATGTTATTAACTGTTGGTGTTCGGCTTTCTCTGGTATTTGCTGGAACGGCTGGCAATGGTGCTGCACCTAACATTCCTGCCTGACTTGCACTTGGAGAAACATTTGGAATATAACCAATATCTGCTCCGGGTTTAGCAATGTTAATAAATCGGATTGCTTGATTGGCTAATTCGGTTAATCCACCAACTACTTCTCGAACGAAATTAATAAATCCTTTTAATATATCTGCGAGTCCGCCAATTGCTTTGCCAAATGTTTCAGCACCCTTTTGGCTTTGTGCTAGTCCTGCACTTAATCCTTGATCGCCAGTCAATCCTGCAATAAACGCATTTAAGGTTGGTATGCCTGTTTCATTTAAGAATCCAATAAAACTTTCAACAGCTGGAAGTAATGCAACACCTAATGATTCTTTGGCTTCATCAAATCCTACTTTTAATCGATCAATCTTGCCTTGGAATGTTTCAGCATTAGCAGCTGCTGCTCCACCATAAAGTTCAGATAATTTTTCTTGAACTTGAGTAAAAGATAAGGTTGATAATTCTGCTTTAGATAATCCAAGTCCCAATCTGCCTAGAGCTGTGGTGTTTCCATCCTGAGCCCTGCCTAAAGCATTGGCAACAGTTTCAAGTTCTAATCCTCGACCTTTGGCAATGTCCAAAGATAGGTTTAATAATTTTTGTGCTTCCTCAGTATCTTTTGTGGAAACTGCTAAGCGTTGCAAGGCTGGACGCAGTTGGTCATCAGCCACGCCAGTTGCCAAAGATGTCTTGAGGATATAAGCCTCAGTTGCTGCAATTTGATCCTCAGTAGCCCCTGTGGCGGTGCGTAGAGCAGCAGCCAACCTTAACTGAGCAGCCTCATCCTCAATGGCAGCCTTGACCCCATCAACGGCTAATTTAGTGCCATAGGCAACGGCAGCAGCAGCAGCGACTGCAAATGCAGCAGCAGCCTTCTTGCCAAACTCTGAAATCTTGCTTGAATTACTTTCGACCGCTTTGTCGGCTTCGCCTAGCTTCTTTTTTAAGTCATCAACATCGGCAAGGATTGATAACTTTAATGTGCGATTACCGGTTGCCATTAGACCCATTCCTTAATAATGCGATTGAAAGCCTGTTCCCATTTGTTAATCAATTCAGGCTGAATTTTGCGAAGGGTTGGATAGATAAACCAACCTCTTGAACCTCTGCCTTGCCGTCCTGAATATGTAGGGAACTGCTTGAACTTATTAGATCCAAACTCAACTCCACCCCATAGGGTTTGCGTTGTAGCACCACCTGAAAACTTTTGTCTTGCGAAACCATAACGGAACTCACCGATTTTGCTGGACTTAGAGATGCTAACGCCTTCTGCGACTCTTTCCGCAACCTTGCCAGCCTTTGTTCGAGTTCGAGCTGCCTGTTTAATTTCCTCTGATGCAAAATAAGCCAAAGCAGCAGATTGAGTTCTTGCTTCCTCTGTTGCTTGGTCATCCATAAGTTTGAAAGCCTTGTAAATATCACGCAGATCGTTTTTATTGTATGCAATGGTTTCTTTAGCCATTCCTTGCCTCCAATATCTCGATCGCTGTTAATATGTCATCCGCATCAACCCATTCACTCATTGGTATCTTTGTGGCAATTGCCAACTCAACCAATAATCTGTTTAGGCTTCCTGCTTTATGGCTTTTGGGTTTGCATCACCAACGATGACATCCGCTACTGTTTCCATCCAAATATCCATTGGTTTGATGGGCTTATCTCCTGCAAGTTCACGCTTATGTGCATGATAAGCAAGAAACATAAGATCCCAAATACCCAACTTCTCGGATGCCTGACCAATAGTGTTTCCTGTCTGCTTTTCCCATTTCGCCCACTCAGGTGGTTGGGCAATGTAAGTTGCTTGCTCACCTGAGTTATATTCAATTGTAATTGGTAACTTCATTTGTTTGCTCCCGTTTTATTTTTTAACTAAAGGTTTCGGTTACTGCGCCCTTAGATACTGTGAATGTGAATGATACTGTCTGAGCATCAATACCTGAACCACCGGCAGTTGGAAACTCAGGCTTTACTGGAAACACAAATTGTGCTCCTGATGCAGCTGTGAGTGTCATGCTGATGTCTGTATCTGGTGCAGTTTCAGCAGCAGTCCATAGAGCCT